AAGCAACAAAAGAAGATGCTAAAGGATCTGAAGAAGTTTTGGATTCAAAAGAAGAACAGGTCAATACTGTTGATTCTTCTGAGGCTACTACTTCTAAAGAAAATGAGAAAACTGAAGAGTCAAAGACAGACCTCACTGGCACAATAAAAGCCGATGAGCAAGCCTCTGAGCAAGATGTCGATGACAAAACAAAGAAGCTTCAGTCTCTCGAAGAAGAAAACCAGAAACTCAAGAATGCACTACATAGAACTCTTGTTGAAAGAGTTGTAGACGCAAAAATTGCAAACGGACTAGAATCATATGAAGCAAGAGAAGAATTAATAGCTGATCATTCAAACAGAACAGCTTCTTCTTTAGCTGATTCTCTAAGAGATCTTGCAAACATGCCTGTTACAAAAGCAAAGCGTGTTAACATGCCAGAAATCAATTCTGAAATTGCTGTTGAAAATGAACAAAATGTTGTATTTTCAGATAAGCAAGAAGAAGAAGTTGGAGAAGCAAAAGTCAACGCCGTTGAACAACTTTTCGTAGATGCCTTCATGGGTCGTCGTAAACTTTAATAACAACTTTAAGGAGATATTAAATGTCATTAGCTAAATTTCGTAAAGTTGGCACCAAAACAGGTGCTGGTCGTTTTGTAGTCTCTCCTGGTATTGCACCAGCAGCCTACTTGCTTCCATCAGCAGGATTGCCAACATGGTATTTAGATTCAGAAGATGATCGTTTTGAAATTGTAATCACTAAGGGTACAATTCTTTCGGTCGTAGCAGACAGTAACGGTGATGCAAGAATAGTTCCTGCAAACGGAACTGGCTCAAGCGTTACTTGGGGCGATACAATGCCTTCAACTTGGGATCCGCTAAATGGTGCAACACCATCATATAGCTCAGGTGCAACAGACACAGTCACAGTTGCAGCTTATTCGGTACCAATCGGTTGTGCACAGTACGACCTCTATCGTCCATTCGATAAGGGTACTTCGCAAGGCGCAGGATTCATTACTCATGGATACGTTGAGTACCCAATGGTCAGCCTCGTCAATGACGATGTAACCGTTGGTTCATTAATTAAGGCAGACCACATGGGCCGCCCAGTAGCGATTGCTTCAACAACAGGCGCTGCAGGTGCATACCCATGGACAGTGGTAGGTAAAGTAGTTGAGGTTGAGAAGTTTGCTACAAACTTTGATGACGGCCTCCTTTCCTACATGCAGCTGCCGTCAGATCCAGGTGCCCTGAAGACCGTATACGAGCTTACACGCTCGGGTGCATACTCAGGTAAGTTGGGTATACGTTCTAATCTGGACGTTAATAATGTGATTGGTGCATTCCGCGTCAATCTAACACTTTAGAAAATAAACAGGAGGAATATTCCTAAGATGAGTAAGACAATCCAAGAGCTCCTCTCGGGTCTCCCAGCTTGGGAGAACGCTTTAACCGAGGACGGGCACATAGACGAAAATAATAGAGTAACTATTAAGGAAGCATTCGCATCACCAGATGCAGCAATACTTTTCCCAAAGGTTATTTCACGCACACTTAAAGAGGCAGCAGAGCCACAACTTCTTGTGACTCCACTTCTCTCAACAGTACGCCTAGGTAAAGGTCGTTCACTCGAGTTCCCAGCAGTCAATGCTATTCAAGCAGCAGAGATTCCTGAGGGCCAAGAGTACCCAGAGCAAGCGCTCGCCTTTGCAAAGCAGATTGAAGGCAAAGTATCCAAGAAGGGCGTTAAGCTCTCCTTTACAGAAGAAGTCATTTCAGACTCACTCTGGGATATCGTAGGTCTTCACGTCCGCGCTGCAGGTAGAGCAATGGCTCGTTTGAAAGAGCAAATTGCTCTTCAACGCTTCAAAGACGCTGCAACAATTGTGTTTGATAATGATAGCGGTAGCTATGATGACACAACTGGCCGTGGCATCGATGGTGCGGCAAACCTTACTCTTCACTGGGATGATGTTGTAGACATGGCTGCAGTTTTAATGGCTGAAAATCATGTTCCAACAGACTTCATCCTCCACCCACTTATGTGGTCGGTATTCCTCAAGGATGCCATCTTCCACACAGGTGGCTCTGCAGCAGCAGTCAATACAAGTTGGGGTTACCGTCCAGACTCACCAGCAGGTGCATTAAACAACACCGCTCCTATGGGTTTGAATGTGATCGTATCACCATTCGTAAGCTTCACAGCAAAGTCGGGTGCAACACTCGCTAAGTCGGACATTTTCTTGATCGACCGCAACGAAGTTGGATCACTTCTTGTCAAGGATGACATGAGCACAGATCAGTTTGCTGATCCAAGCCGTGACATTCGTCAGATGAAGATGAAAGAGCGTTATGACATCGTAATGCTTGGTGATGGTGAAGGAATTACAGTAGCCAAGAACGTTAGACTGACTCGTAACTACGAAGTCAGTGTTACAAATCAGGTTACACTCTAATATAATCCTTAGGGTTAGTTGTA